TAGGGAACTCCTGTTTTATATAGACATAGATTTATTAACTATAATTAAATTTTAGAGATGAACAAAGTTCAAAAAGATCAAGAACAGCAGTACAAGTACTTAAAGTTTGACTGCGAGATGAGGGCTAGAGTATTAGAAATAGCCTCAGGATTGCCAACAAGTAAGACCTATAAGTCTCTTCTAGAGAATGCAGATAATCTTGCTAAATACGTTTTTGGTATTCCAGAGCCACCTAAGGAAAAGAAATAATTTGTATCTTGCCTCTTATAAATAATATAATATGGCAAGGAATAAATTAGCAGGAACTAAGGTAGGTAAGAGCAAGAGTGCTAAGTACTACCAAGACAATCCTGATGCTAAGAAGAAGAAAGATGAGTATAATGCTAAGTATGGTGCTAGCTTATCTAGAAAACTTTACAGAGCTTTTCTTAACGCTATGAATAAAAAGAAAGGCAAGAAGGGTGATGGTAAGGACGTGTCTCACACTAAGAAGGGAGGTACAACATTAGAATCTCAAAGTAAAAATAGAGCTAGGAACAGAGGTAAGAAATAAATCCTTATCTTAGCCTTATGCGATATAAGAGAAGAAAAGGTAAGCAAATAAGTAAAGCTAAGAAACATACTGAGGATGGAATTACATTCGCCTCAGGACTAGAGCTTTACTGTTACAGAGCCTTAAATAAAGCAAAAATCCCCCACGAATATGAAGGAAAGACCTTTGAGCTTGTAGAAAAATTCAAGTTCGAGGGTCTCCTTATGGATAAGGGGACCACTAAAGGCAAGAAAGTATTTAAGGAAATGACTGGGAACGTAAGAAGTATATCTTACACTCCCGACTTCATTAACTTAGATGCTGGCTTTATAATAGAAACCAAAGGATTAAGAACACCTGTGTTTAGTATGAGATTCAAATTGTTTTTGAAATACCTACATGATAGTGATCAAAAAATAGACGTATACATCCCATCGAATCAAAAAGAAGTAAACGAAACAATAGAGTCCATACTAAGCAGAGGTAATTTTAAAAAGAAAAATAAATGAGCAAAGAAAGAGAAGAGGCTTTACGCCAACTAAAAAAATCTGAAGAGTCAAAAAACGACACGTTTGATTCTTGGGTAGAAGACTTAGAAGAAGCAGAGCAGCCAGAAACATGCAGTATAGATGATGAAGACTGCGAAGCTTGTGGATCGTAATTATGGAGAATAAATCTAAAAAGCCACCTAAGGGTAATGTAAAGTTTAACATAACTTTATCAGAGGAGCAAAAAAGAGCAAAGGAGAATATATTAAATCACGCCTTCAGTTTTATAGTGGGTAAAGCAGGCTCAGGTAAGACTCTTTTAGCTGTCCAGGTGGCTTTAGATTTGTTTTTTAAGCGTCAGTATAATAAAATTATTATAACACGACCTACAGTCGCTACAGAGGATAACGGATTCCTTCCTGGTGATGAGAAAGAAAAATTAGAGCCTTGGCTTGTACCTATTATGTCTAACATGCGTAAGGTGTACAATAAGCCTGATAAGATACAGAAAATGGTAGATGATGGGGACATTGAACTTGTTTCTTTAGCTCACTTTAGAGGTAGAACATTTGATAACGCTGTAGTTATAGTGGATGAGTTCCAGAACTTAACTAAGCCTCAGCTACGTATGGCATTAGGTAGACTAGGTAAAGACTCTATTATGATATTTTGTGGGGATAATCAGCAGATAGATTTAGCATCATCGTTAAACTCTGCTATAGATGATGTTCATAAAATAAAGGATAGCGATCATGTGTACAAAGTTATCCTAGAGGATAATCATAGACACAAGGCTATTGATGATGTACTTAAATTATTAACTGGATATTAAAGATATGAAAAGCAGAAAAGATGGTACAAGCCCGTACTACACAAACAAATCAGTTAAAGCAAAGATAGATAAACTCCTTAATGAGAACTCTGTTATATGGTCTAATATGGGTACTGGTACTTCGTTAGATTTAAAAACAAGAGAAGAGGGAGAAAAGAAATGGGGAAAGTTAGCCCTTAAGATAAAGGAGTTAGACGAGACGTACTTTAATGTTATATGCCCATACGGTATAGACTCTTAATCCCATATAATATATACGCAAAAAGGTCCAGCAAATAGCTGGACTTCGTTGTATGGTACCTCCTCAGTTGCCTCAAAGTTTCTTATACCTAACAACAATCCCTTAATTAATCCTACTCCTATTTCCATACAGTGCAAAAAAAAGGGAGGGAACCACCCCTCCCACAAATTAACCAAAACGCTAAAAAACAAGAAGTCTTAAAACATTATAAAGATAATGCATTAATTTTAGAATATATGTTGTTTTTGTTTTTATTTAGCATCAACACTTAAAACATCCTGTTTATAGTTCTTAAGCATTCTATTATAAGCTAAGTCTATAACAACATCACTTATACCCATACCCTTAAGTATAGCCTTAGTATCTCTACCTGCGACCTTGTTAAGTCTACACCCAGCCATAAGGTCAGCTATAATATTTAAGTCGTTATCTAAGTCAGGATTATTCTTTATTTCGTTAAGTAATAAAGTTTTATCTCTTATAATACTATCAGAAGATCGACTTCTCATGTCATTATAAGCATTCCTAGCATTTATAGATAGGGTTTTATTAAGGTTTGTTCTAGATATTCTTAACCCAAATAAAGCTAATGTTTCGTAGGTAGGAACTCTTTCTGAGTCTTGCTCAAAAGATTCCATAATTCTTATAGCGTTTCTACCTATACCTGGCATAGCAACCTTCTTACCTACATACTCAATCATTTTAAGTGTAGCTGTGGCAGCATCATCTGTTCTGCTATAGATTCTATCACCCTTATTTTCGTAAGCCTCTAAGAATGTAGCTAATGTCATCTCCTCACCTAAGAAAGGTTCAAACATTTTCTTAACTATGCTGTAAGCAGATTCCTTACCTACCTCAGTATCTATATCTGTAAAGCTTAATCTTAGAATATCTCTTATGTGACCTACACCAGATATACTAGAGAAGTTTATATAGTCGAAGTACTTATCATTCTCCATCTGATTTTCGTTAGTCTTACTATCTAAGACACCGCTATCAACGTATGCTAAACTACCATCTCTATCCCACTCAGCAACCATAGTTCTAAGTCTTCTCTCTTCAGACTCTTCTTCATCTCCACCAGCTAAACCTAAGGCTTGAGATAAAAACTGCATAGTGTATAATTGAAGCCCCTCTAGAAGAGTCATTGTAGCTATAGTACCAGCTATTCTTGTAGTACCAATCCTTTTAATCTTAGGGTTACTACTTCCCATCTCTTCAAACCCTAGCTTAACAGTATTCTTAGCGTTACGGAATGATTCAGACTGGAACGCAACGAATGAACCTACTATAGGAGATCTACCTATATATCTTATTATTCTAGGTATCTCGTTGTAGTTAGGGTATAGGTTGATTATATTCCTAGCAGCCATATCATCAGCTTCCTTCTCTGAAAGACCAGCCTCAATATACCTAGCCTTCTCAGATAAGAAACCATAGAACTTCCATACATCATCCTCTGCTTGGTAAGCTCTAGTAAACTTATCATCCAAGTACTTTAATGGTTTACCTACATACCTTACAGACTTAGACATTAATTTTTGAATCTTACCATTTTTCTCGTCTAAGTATTTAGATAGGTCATAGTCAGTATCTCCTAAGTCTTTAGATATATTTCTAATCTCTTCTAAAGAAGCAGAAGAACTAAGAACTCCTTTTTCTATAAGGTTTTTTCTTATAGCATTTAACTCAGCGTCACTAGAACTTGCAACTGCTTTTAAAGAAGCCCAAGCATCTTTAAACATACCACCTCTAAAACCTATATGACCATTCATGGTAGCGAATGCTGTGTTACCTATAACGTTCTTAAAGTGAGTACCAATATTCCACACAGTCTTTGTCTTCTTATTTAGAAGTACAAGCTCCATGTACTTATCGTATACGAAATTAAATAAACCTTCTCCTTTCTCAGGAGACATTTGATTCATCACAGCGAACATCTCGTTATCTACAAACTTACCTTCCAAAGATCCCCACTTAGACCCTACAAGTTTGTTAAATGTTTCTGAAGTCTGAGTATCAGAGATAAACTTACCATTACCTATCTCATAAAGATCTTTATACATTCTCTCAGCAGTTATAGTCTGAGCTATTTTCTTAACTGTGTTGTTGTAGTTAAATATAGGGTCATCAATCTCACCCCAGAAATCCCTAATCTCTTGAGGTATTTCTTTTCTTTGTTTGAAGATAGAAGTTAACCTACTAAGTCCATCTAAAGAACCACCGTTCTTAATATTGTAAGCAAAGTTTTTATCACTGTTTAACTTTCTGTAGTTAACCTTAACTATATCATTTAACCTTTCTTCTGTAGCTTCAGGGTTATCTTTCTTAGCTTCTTTGTATAAGAAGTCTTTAGTCTTCTGTATAATAAGATTATCTGTTTGCTCCCACCCTTTAACCTCAAAGTTTTTGTAGGCTTTAGTTACATACAATCCTAAGTTACTATCAACTGTAAACATAGTCTGACCTGCTATAAGATCCTCAGCAATAAGAGTTTTACTCAGATCGTCAATACTCATACGCATCTCAATAAGAGTATTCTTAATATCAGAATCTTCTAAAGCTTTTATTTTATTGTGGTCGTGAAGGAAATCATTAAGCTCTTGCTCAGTGTAGTTATACTTCTCGTTTAGTTCCTTAAGTCTTTTACCTACCTCATTAGCCTCTATGATTGCAGAGTTTAAAGCACCTCTACTCCTAACCATTATCTCCTTCACTTCTTTATCAGAGTGAGTACCAAAAGGTTTAGCCAGTAAAGTTGTTAACTTAATATCGTAACGTTGCTTATCTTTAGAGTCAAATGCTTTTTGATCTATAAACCCAGTAAGGTAAGTACCTGACATGTAGTTAAGATCCTGCATAGCCTTAGATATATCCCAACCTATAGATACTAAACCATCAGTGTATACGTTAGACTCTCCTTCCTCTTGAGGGGCTTGGAACCTAAGTGGACCAACCTTATCAGTGGCAGCCTTGAGTTCTGGGGTTAGGTTGATTGTTGCGTTTTTAGAGTACAATGACTCTCCTTTATTAGCAACTTCTAGTTTTTGAACAGAGTTGTAGTAAACATTCAAATTCCATACAGCATCTTCAAAATCTACTGCAACACCTTCTTTTCCATCAGGTCTTTCCCAGTAAAAAGTACCATCTCCTTGGTCAATAATAGTGTACTGTCCATGATCACTTTCGTGAATTAGATTTCCTTGAAATTCTTTAAAATCCCCGAAAGATAAGGGTTTAACTTTATCCTCAATAACCTCACCAACCCCATACTTCATCCCTTTAACCAACCTCTTAAGTTCGTTATTGATATTTTTAGGGACTATCTTGTTATAGAACTCTGCTGTTCTACCATCACTATGACCTTGAATAATATCAGACTGCTCTCCATTTACAAAGGCTATCTGATCATACCCCTCTTTAGAGGCTTGATTGATTAACTTTCTAATAGTTAACCCAACCCATAGGTCTGTTTGACCCCAAGGAAGATCTGCTATAGCGTCTTCAAATCTGCTTTCTTTTATCTGTAGTTGTAAATATCTCTGGTAATTTTTTAAATCTTCAGTTGGTTTTGAGTTACTAATTCTTTCATTGACTTTTTTAAGCAATTCAAAAACTCTATAACCCCCAGATTCAAATAAAAGATCTTCTACCCAAGGGTCTTTTATGCCTTTTACCTGTTCGTTTATTGCTCTATTATATGTTGCTGAGAGATCACCCATTTCATTAACCTCTTCCTTAGTAAGAGGTGGATTATCTTTTTTAAACCCAATTTTTTCTCCAGATTTTTTCTTATCAGCAGCTCTTTGAGCCCAATCAGACTGTATCTCTTGAACGAAGAGGATCTTCTCCCCGTTAGGACCAACCCTATCATCAACTCTAGCAGAAGCTATTAAGTTTTGACCAAAGTCATCGTAGTGAGGAGCTTTAAATATATCTTCAGGAGACTTATCCTTAATAAGGAACTCTCTGTAGTTTTCTCCTCCAGGAAGGGTTACTTCAGAATATACAGGTCCTAGATTCTCTGCTTTTAAAGTCTCTTCTATAATAGAATTAGCCTCTTCAGTAGTTAAGTCTTCTATATCTTTAACTATCTCCATGTCAGACCTTAATGTGACACCATCAGGAGTGGTAATACTATAATTATCTCCATCGTAATCTATATCGTAATTATCGTAATCAATATCCCCACCTAAAATCTTAGTCTCTATATCAGCCATGTTAGTAGCTATCAACTGAGCTACAACCTCCTTAGATATACTCTTAACCTTAGCATCTTTTTTGTAAGCTTTAAGAATGTCTAATAACCCCATGGTGTCAACATCCTTTGAAGCACCTTTAAGTCCTTTACCTATCTCCTTAATCCATTGCTCTGGTTGTCTATTGTTATCAGATAACATAGCTAAGGATACTAAAGAGTTAGGTGTATACTCCATCTCGTATGTAGGAGCCTGCATTCTAATACTTTCAGATATTTTTAGGGGGGTCATTGAAACACCAGCTGTAGAAGGCATTATCTGACTTCTTCTTGAGCTTATTTGACCAGAACCACTTCTGCCTGTAGTCTCTCCAATAACAGTATTAGTCATTGGGTCTTCAGCTACATCATACCAAAACTCTCTGTTATCTAACCTATGTATCTTAGCTCTATTGCCTGACTCAGAAACTATAGCAGTACCATAGCTTTCATACTCATCAGTCTTAATAGCTTTTACAGGACCGTCAATCTCTAGTACAGCATACACTTTATCAGTTACTTCTTCACCTCTCAATTCTGGCTCTGTAAGTACGTTGACTAAAGCTTTCTTCATGCTTTTTACATTAGGCTCTCCTTTATTATTGAACTTTACTAAACTCTCATCACCCATAGTGGTTTTAATGAAGTTTACAAAGTTAGTCTTACTCGATCCAGACTCAAGAGATTGTTTAGCGAGTGTAAGGAATTTATCGGTAAAGAACTTTCTATCCTTAAAAGAAGTCTTTTTATTATCCAGTTTATCCCACACTTTCTCAAGTACACCACCCTCAAACTTAGAGCTAGCTCTATAAGGCTTTAACCCTAATTTTAAACCATCACCTAATGGGCTAGTTTGATTAGCAGCATCTATCAAAGCTTTATATAAGGTAGGTTTACTTAAACCTATTTTAGATATAAAATTAGGGGATGTAAATAAGTTTACTACACCTCTAGACATAGCTGTATTAGAAAGCAACTTACCTTCTCTAGCTGTAGTTAGACCCATATATATTTTACCACCATTAGCCTCCAACATAGAATTTAGTTGTTTAGCCATTGAGTTTGCAGCGTTGTCTGTAGATGCCCAAAAGTATCCCCCTTCGTTGTGTTTAAAGGTATAATAAATTCCACCTTTACCCTCAACTAGTATTGTACCATCCTTGTCAATTATAGAACCTGAGAACGTAGCGTCAGGGGAATGTATCATCATTGTCTTACCTGCGAAGTCTTGTATAGTCATACCACTAGTGATAAGACCATCAGCCTCCATATCAGAAAACTCTTTAGAGTTTACATCGTAAGTGTATTGCACCTGAGTTCTTCTATCAATAGCATCTAGTTGGAATCTAGACTCAGCGTCAGTTTCTCCAACCTCAAACTCTACCCCTCCAACGTTAACCTTTCTACCATCAACCAAAGCCTCAGCTAGGTTTGTTCTTATATCAGATAAAGACATATCATCAAGGTCTATAGCCTCAACATTCTCAGGTAACGATGTTACACCAAGTTTAGTTAGGATAGCTTTTATAACCTCTCTAAGTCTATTAAGTCTAGTTCCTTTATTCTTGAAGTGACCATAAGCAGCATCACCCATCATCTCAGCAAAAGCCTCCTCTATTTGTTCCTCCCTAGAAAGACTAGCGTAAGCTGGATTATTCTGTGCCCACTCAAGGTAGGAACCTTTTATCTTACGACCACCCTTTGTAGTTCTTCTTTTAACTTTACCCTCAGCCACCTCAGCCTCTATTCTTTTGTATAGAGCTGGGTCAGTCTTCTTAATGAAGTCAACCATTGGGTGAATAATCTCGTGGAATAAAGTATTACCTCGAACAGTTTCAAGGTTCACGTATATAGTTTTATCAAGGAAGAAAGAACCTCCTCTTCTTTCAGAGGCATATTTGTTAGCTTCAACTTCAGCTTTTTCTTCTGACATTCCATTTTTAATATATCTATCCTTTTGAATAGATTTTATTTGACTCTGCATAGCCTCACTGTTACGTATAACTGTAACGTTAAGACCACCAATAGAGTTAAGGAATTTTAAAACAAAACCTAGAACTCTTTTACGATCTTGGGTAACACCTTCAAGTAATTCTTTATCATAGTTAGGGTCGTTCTCATCTAGTCTATGAACATTTTCAGAGTTAAAGTTTTTACCATAGCTAGTATTACTCCAGTCTAAACCTGAATGTAAAGACATTTTTCTACCACCAACATTCATTATAGTTAGGGCATCTTTACTTCTAGCTTTAGGACCCTTAAGATCAGAGTCATTAAGTGGAACTACACGACCATCACTAAACATTAAACCTTTTTTAGCAGAGAATATAGATTCCTGACCAAAATCTCTACCAGCATTTAAAGCATCAGCTTCACTAATACCAGTAACTATAAGACTTTCTTCAGCGACACCATTGTAAACACCTTTAACTTTATAGTAAGTCGCACCAATATCATCAAGTATAGATGTTAGCTCTGACATTCTAGACTTTCTTTCTTGACGATTTAAACCTTCTTTTTCTGAGGTTAATATGTAATAATCTTTAGAGTCTAAAACTTCTTTAGGAACTTCATCAAGAGCTTCTTTGTTTGTTTCTATAAACAACTTATTATTTAAAGGAGATAATTCTTCCTCTAACATTTGCCCTTTCTCTTGTGCTTTAATTTTAGCTTCGTAATCTTTTATAGCATTCTTAGCAGCATTCATACTTTTAAACTTACCTTGAGTTACCTCTGAAGTTTGTAGTAATTCGCCTTCTACCTTTACACCAGTTTGAGTTTGGGATGTTACAAGCTTAGGAACTTTATTGTTTTTAATTTGCTTTTTAGCACTCTCGTATTGATCTTTGTTTTCTATCTTGTCTACCTCAGTAGTTTCTGTAACTTTAGATTGAGAAACATCTTGAGACTTCATAGCATCAATAATTTCTACACCCTTTTCGTTGAATATATTTTTGGTTTTAGCTCTTGTAGCTTCAGTACTTTTAGACTCATTGTATTCAGAAACTTTAGCCTCAGCCTCCATTTCAGAGATAGCGTTAGAAAGTTTATTTATATTCTCTAAAGAAGGATCTTCTTTAACTGCATCAGATAGATTTTGAACAACTTTTTCTTTCTCACGCATTTTAGCTCTATTAGTCTCAGCGTCAGGAGCATAGTAACCATAAACTAAATCTTCAATAGCTTTTCTTGCTACTTCATTCATTGAGTAATCAGCCTTTACTACACCATCTCTTATCTGTTGTCTAAGCTCAGGGTCTTTACGAACTAGTTTTATAGCGTCAGTCCTACTAAGCTCCTCTGTTTTGTTATCAGCATACTTAAATATAACAGTTGTATTTTCATCTATTATTTCAAGGTTTGTAATAGCTCTAGATACAGCTTTACCAGTACGTATTGATGTGTGAATACCAGCACCAGAAAAACCACCAATAATAGATGCATCAGCTATTCTTATTCCAAATTTTGTAAGATCAAAATCTTCTAAACCTACAGCACTGTCAGTTAAGTAATTTATTGTTTCTGTAAAACCCTCACTTGCAGCCTCTATACCAAAACCTTTAGTAACTCCTTTTACAAAACTATCTACAACAGCATCAGGCTCTAACATTTTATCTAAGCTAGCTAACCTTCTAGCATCATTAATAAGACCAAGAGTGTATCTTTCACCAATATACTCACCAGCAAAAGAGCCAAGATTACTTAAGTTTATTTGCCAATCAGCTATATCTCTACCTTCCTCTCTTTGAGATAACAACTCAAGCTCATTCTGACCTGCAGACACAATACCTGCACCAAAAAGTGTAGCTGTTTGAGATACACCTAATGGACCTGCAAGCATTAAAGATGCAGTTAATGGAGCACTCTCCATTAGTGCGTTACCACCTTGATTTACTGCGTCAAGAATATTACCTTTTAAAAGAGATTCAGTTATAGATGATTCCTCATAAGCTCTTATGTTTGCCCTAAGTTCATCTTGTTTTTCTTTAAGTCTATTAGCTAAAGGACTACCACCTTTCTCTAAAAAATCACTACTATACGTAGTCTCTGGGTCATCTAAGCCAACCTCTAGTCTTTCTGTTTTTGGGACGTAAGAAAGTGCGTCTAAAGCAGCGTAACTACCTTTAGCAATCATCTCAACAGCACCTGCTCCTATACCTATAATACCAGACTCAAGACTTTCTATCTTGTCTCCCCACTCACCTCCAGACAAAATTTGTCTTTTAGTCAAGTCGTAAGCTGCGTTTAATGCTTTGTTGTTTGAGTTTTTAAGAAACTCTATTGTTTGTTCGGGAATTAAATTAGGATCCTCCTGTATTGCGTTTACATTTTCTCTTTTATACAACCATTCGTTATACTCATTTAAAGAAAAGATTTCCTCTCCTACAACTAAATTAGGTATCTTAATATTTCCTTTATCTATATCAGCATCAATTACTGCTTGATCAAGGTCTGAAGGGTCTACTGTCGATTTTAATTGATAGTACTTAGCATTATCATATTTCCTCTTAGCTTTATCTGCAGACTCCACCATTGGATCTAATTCAGCATTTAATCGAGAAAGCTCTTGTTTGAGTAATGCTTGATCACCTTTATTTAAGCTACTTATAAAAGATGATTCAGTCTTAGCAAAAGGATTTACTGTAGGTTTTTCGTCACTAGATTCTATTGATTTTAATTCTTTTTCAATATCAAACTTTCTATCTACAAGGGATAAATACTTTTTAAAATCTAATCCTTCTTCTTCAAAGAAAGAACTAGCTTCCATTCTTGGATCTGTCTCACCATCTTGCAGTGGTTGTATTGAGGCTAATCTTTTATTTAAGCTATCATCAATTCTTTGATCCAAAGAAGAAGTTGGTTCCTGCGATTCTGATGCAGAAACCTTTGTATCCATCTGAAAGGGTAAGTCTTGTAATACTGAAGCGTCTTTTTTTTTTAACCCAAGTAACTCTTTGTAATCGTCTTCAGAACCATTATATCCAGAGTCTTTAAACAACCCATAGGAGTCTGCAAAGGCTTCAGCGTTATCAGATAATAAAGTATAAAATTCATCTTGCGTTCCGTTATAGCCTGTATTAGTAAATAGGCTATAAGCGTCTTTTAATGCTTCTTCGTTCATTATTATTTGTTATATTTTGATCCTACCCCTTGAGTTGTTGTTGCTACTTCACCCTCAGCTATCTTAAATAAATCTAAGGATGTACCACCTGCAGTCTTAATCTTCTTCTTAACTGAGGAAGATAAACTAGCCAAAGGTATTAAATACATTTGACCTGAAAACTCTACAGCAGCAACAGGAACGTTACTTGTTGTTATACCTGTGTATATAATGTTACCCTGAGCGTCTGCACCAGTCTTTTCAGAGTTCCATACTTGTAAAGCAGTATTAAACTCTTCAAGTTTCTCTGCTCCTTGTTCTTGTATTAAAGCCTCAGGACTCAAAGATACGGTTATATCTTCATTTGTAAGGTCATCATATTGATTAGGTGAGAACTTTATATTTGCTTCACCAAAAGATTTAGTGTTGTCAGATTCTCCTAATAAAACTTTAGAAGCATCAGCACTTAATCCTGTGTCATCATCAGTACTTTCAGTTTTTGCTTTAATAAGTTGATTAGGGTAGTTTCTTTTAGCTTTTTCTTCTGACTTATCTTTTATAAACTGAATATACTCATTAGCTAATTCAGGATCGTAAGTGTCAGGATTTTTAGGGTCTAACTTATCAGTAAACGTAGTACTAACTTCACCTTGAGCATTTGTTTGAGCAATATCTATTCCTCTAGTTTCATAAGCAAATGCTGCAGGATAACTCATATTTCCTTCTACACCTTCAACCTCTATAGAACCTTCTTTACCTAGATATATTTTCTCATAAGCTGGATTACTCCAGTTACCGTTTTTATCTGGAGTTAAACCAGCTACGACATCTTCTGATTCTTTGCTTATGTCACCTAAAGTTTTATATTGACTACCATCAGCATTAGTTATAGTAGTCATTTTAGATCCCTTAACATCATATAAAGCATTTATAGGGTTTTTATAAGGCGTTCTATTTATAGCACCTTGACTTATAGGGAACATCTCTAGAGCCTCTGAAGGAGATATACCTTCATTAACAGCATTTAAAAAAGAGTTGTAGTTATCTTCAAAAACATAACCACCTTCTTCATTAGTACCTAAAGAGTCTCTATTGTTTCCTCTAGCTAATTCTCTATTAGCAGATACTTCTTTCCACACTTCGTTGAAAACAACTTGTTCTGTTTTTAGTGCACTTTCACTATCATATCTTTGATTTATAGCTTCAGAGTCTTGATTGATTATACCCTCAGACATATTAGCAAGATCTTTCTGATAGTTTAATACATCACTTTGGAATATTCGACCCATCTCAGGACCCATAGTAGAAGAATCAAAAGATAAAGGCTTAGGTTGATTTTTTCTCCTAGCCTCTTTTCTTCTATCTGCAGCAGCTTGCTTCTGTAGCTCTAATCGCTCTCTCTGCATGGCTAGTTGCTGCCTTGCAGCTTCCTCCTGTAAAAGATTACGATTGTTCTTAAGAACTGTCCCTGTAAAAAATAAACCTTCTTGAGCCATGTCTTAGTATTTAGATTTCATATAAGCACCCATACGAGCCTTAACTCTTTCTAGATAACCACCACGATTCATTTTAGGAGTTTCTTCTTTAAGTTTCGTAGTATATTCCTTGCCTCTAAATGTAAAAGTTTCTTTACCAGCATCTCTAGCAGCAGCAAACTCACTGTCAAACTCAGCCTTACGTATTCTTTCTAACCTCTTATCTTGAGCTGATCTACTCTGCTCAGGGTCATAGGTAGCTGTTTTAGTTGAGCTATCAGCCTTCTTTTTACCTTTAACTTTACCACCATCTTGAGCTTCAGAACCTTCAGCCTCTATAACATTGCTGTCATACTTAGCCACAAGATCCTCCATTAACTTAAACGCAGCATCCTTATCTCCTTCTTGTAAAGCAGCTCTTACAGCTTCTACATCATCAGGAGGTAGTATAAGTTCACCACCTGTAGCCTCACCAATCTTCTCACCATCTTGAACCATATCAATAGGGTTGCTACTGTGGTCAAACTCCCCAGGAGTTACTCCACCTTCTTGAGCATCTATCTTAGCACCATCCTCACCCATTGGCATACCTGAAGCTATTTGAGCAGCACCACTCATAGTATCCTCAACTCCACCAAATATATTTTGAACTCCAGCATCTTTCTCTGCTCTAATACCTTGAATCTCTTGACCTGCTACAGCTAATCTCTGATTCTCTGCAGCTCTCTGCTCTGCAGCTAAATTACTCATAGCTCTAGTTTTAGCATCTTGCTGCATACCCATAAGGTTTGTACGTTGTCTAGCAGCTTGACCTTCTAAAGCTTGAACCCCAGCTAATACGTTTCTAGGGTCTTTAGATAAGGCTCCCATAGCAGAGGCTCTATCAGAGGCTTGTTGCTGTTGCATCTGCTCTATATAACCTTGGTCTATAGGTTCATCAGCCATCTGTTGAGTGGCTTTACTAACACCCATCTTAAGTCTATCCTTATCAAAATCCTTCTCAGCCTTTCTAGCTCTAGCAGCTTGCACAGCTCCATAAGCCATCTTACCTAGACCCATAGCTGCAGTTGCAGCACCAACAAAAGCTTTAGGAGCCTTTTTATTTTTCTTATATGATACTTTAGCTTTTATCTTTCGTGCCATCTCTTATTGAATTTTTACAAATGTAATGATTATTTTTTTATTATTTATTACTAAGCTCACTCTTATCTACGTCAGCGTTAGCAGCGTATAGGTTAAACTTATACCTTGATGCATAAGCCTCGCCTGAGTATATATCTGAGCTATTAGTTGTTAGGGTTGTCATCATATACTGACCCTTCATCTTTTCACCCTCTACGTTACCATTCTTCACTATAAATAGGAATACAGAGGTATATGATATTGAAGGACCTCCATAAGTAGAAGATTTTATATACGACATGTTACCACCTTCTGAAATATATGGATACCCTAGAAATACAGTTTCTCCAGTCCCTTCATTTTGGATGTATAACTTATAGTCTGTAGATAACACTCTACCTGAGCTACTAGTTGTGTTGTTTCTACACTTAAAAACAGACCCCACCTCAGTTGTTCCATACAAAGGAGATGCTTCTGCTTCGATGCTAAAAGTTCCTGGTATACCTGGAGTCTCAGTTTGGTAAACTACATACTCAGCACCAACAATCATATCTTTAGGAGCGATTGTTTTCTGTATCAATACAGTATTGAAACTTGTAGAAGTTGGTGAAAACGTAGAGATAGCCCCACTTGAAATAACTTCAGTTCCAAGCCCAATACCAAAAAACTCTGACCCATCACCATGTTCATTAGTGTATGATAATGCTACATCTCCTCTAGGGTTAGACTCAACAAATGGAATGTTAGCGTACTGTACACCCTCCTTTGTCTTGTAGTCTATAACCTCCATGTAAGAGTTTTCAAGAATAAGCGTAGCGTGGTCAGACAATCTTAAAATTGAGTTAGACACTACAGCAGCTATTAATCTAGTAACAGAAGTGTATCCTCCTTCAGGAGTTGTTCCCCATATCCTAACAATATCACCCTTTTTAACATCCTCAAAGAATTTAGTGTCAGTACCAAATATTCGAGTATCCTCAACAACGCCTTCATCATAATTATTTATAAGACCATCAACCTTTTTGTATCCTATCTCTGTATCTATTGTTGTGTCATAACCCATTTCAAGAAGTCCTAAACCTCCACCAACTGTTTGTCCAATATTGGTATACATAGAAGTAAAAAACTTAGAGTCACTCTCTAAAGATATAGCGTTGTAAGACTTTACAGAAGATGGCTCTATATTAAATGGAAACTGTATTGTAGAGTCATACTGAGCGTCATATAAGTGGTTGTACTTATACTGCCAATTACCAGGACCTGTGTGTAATTTTTGATAGCCCCTATCAGTCATGTTATGTTTATATAACCTACCATTTTTAAACCCTATAAATTGTCTACCTACTCTAGCATAGTAGTCTGGGTAGAAGTCATAGAAAGATGTCCATCTATTTGTTCTCTCGTTAAAAGCAATAGTTTTAGCACTAAAGATCTTTTTAAATCTATTAGATTTAGATCTGTAGGTTTCATAATCTGAATCCCAGAAAGTTTTACCATTACCCCAAGAGTATTGATTTGCTTCATAAACATCAGGGAACGTAACTATATACTCGTCATACTTAGGATCATATCCAGCAACAATATTAAATACGTTTTCTTTTTGATTCTCAGGATCGTTAATAACATACATCTCTCCAAGGTCTCTGAAGTAATCCCTCATACCTTGATCAGATATAACTGTAAGACCATCGCTAGATAACCTTAAAACAGACCCTCTCTTAATATCTACAAAGTAGAATCTATTACCAAACTTAGAAATACTCTCAGGTTGTAAACAACACCCATACTCTCCTGAGTATAAGGATACGTAGTTATCTATAACTCTATTAGATAAAGATACTAAGCCCTCTCCAGAGGCTGTTGTTAGTATATCTTTCTGAACTAGAACTCTACCAACTTTATTCTCGTGGAATATAAGTAGGTCATCGTCCTTCATCATTAAAGACTGTATAGAACCAAAGTTTTTGTTATAGTCGTAGTATGGTGTGTTGGCTAAGTTAAAGTTAGACAGACCATTTATAGAGCCAGTACTAGAGTATGTTTCTGAGTAGTATACAGAAGCCTCTAAATGTCTCTCTGCAGCGTTATTGTTAATAACGTTTATTCTACCCTTACTATAGTGATTTGTTCTATGGAAATCGTTAAGGTAATAATCCTCAGGGAAGAACGTTTCAGAAGAAGCTCCAGTAGTGGAGGTCGACATAGTTCTTGCCTTAAGGTATATATCTCCTGACTTTATGTTTATAGATGACGGAGTACTAGAAATATCAACATTCAATTCTTTATTAAATGTATAGTCACTAGTTTGGTCAGCATCACCAGAGTGAGACCTGTTAGATTTACCTGCGTTTATAATAGGGTATTTTTCACCTATCTCGTAATAAACCATCAAGTCCTCATCAATATTTCTCTTAGGTCTATATATCTCCACTATAAGATTCTCATAACCAGTATTATTAGTAGACCCACTTGATGATAACCCAGCATGAGATAAGTTTACAGGACCAGATCCTGTGTTAACTGAAGTACTTTCAGGGTCGTTTATTCTAATGTAGAACCCTGAAATAGGGTCTGATGAAGCATTAAATGGTTCCCCATCCTCGCCAACATAAAGATCATCACCAGCAATCTCTAAGTCTACATACTCTGTAAATTTCTCTCTACCAGAGCCAGGGTCAAAACTTATAAATCTAACTCTATCACCCTTAACAAAGTTGTAGTCTAACTGAGAGTTGTTAGACTCGTTGTAACTCCATCCCTCACCCTTTAAAGATTGAAGGCTTAAATATATCTGTTTATCATTAGAATCATCTGAAACCTTTGCATTTACAACAGTCATCTGTATAAACTCATCTACCGTAGTGTTACCTGTGTAATACATCTGGTAGTGTGTAGCCCATCTAGGAGGTTTATTGTATATGTTAAAATTAACACTAGATGACTCACTTAAATCAGGACCTGAGGTTTCTGAGTAGAACTTATTGTAAGGTCTCGTACCATTAAAGTTTACACCAAATAAATCTTCTCCACCAGTAGTTGGGTTGTCAACCTGCACAAATCCATAGTCAGGAGCAACGTTAACAAATGAACATCTGTTAGTCTCGTCAAAGTAAGCTACACCAAAGTTATGGAAAGCACCTGTTTTAAAAGATGATAATCCACCATCACCTTGTGTGAATGTAGAGTTATTTGTACTACTAAAGTCTCCATTATTTAAGTTATTAGCTACACCAAAGTTAGGTCCGTAATTAAACTCAATTGTTAAAGTTTTTGCACTACTACTATAGCTTGATGTAATACTGCTTCCATTGTTACCAATAAATTCAACGCTATTAAAGTCATCACTTACATAAGCTTGTAGGAATGTTCCTACTTGATCAATACTTGTAAAACCTGTAACATCAAGAGGTCCTGTAGAGTACGACCCATTTCTGTCTACCCCTCCTTTATTAAAGCTCCAGGAGTAGTTTATCATTAACTGTTGATTTATATCAGAGCTTAAAGATAAACTAGATAAGTCAAACTTAATAGTGTGTCTAGTGTGACTTGAACCTCCAGCTATTTGAAATTGACCTACAATACCTGGTCCACCTACACTAAAATCAAAGAAATTAGTCATATCATCCAACCACCCAGATAGAACAGGTATAGAAATACTTTCAGATGTTAGGGTTACAGACCCATCATTTGTAAAGTTAGATTTGATAATCATCTTAGTGTTATCATACCCCTCTACAACATTACCATAAGCAATTCTATTGTTTGATAGTATTGTTTGAGCTTTAGCCTTCTTAGGTAAAGCATCGTATAGCTTGTCAGAATCTACCTTATCTACAAATGGATACGTACCATTGTTGTAGAATGAAAGTACAGAATCTAAGTCAGTGTATTCATACTCACTATTTGCTATAACTTCATTCTTTAACTTTTTAAGGTAAGTTATAAAGTTATTTGGTATAGTATCTACGAGGAAAAACTCTCCATCGTTACCTTTCCTAGCTACGATCTCTATAGTATCAACATCAGGTGTTGCATCATCATAGGTAATGCTAATCTTGTTAGCCATATCTAAGTAATTACTAGCACTAACCACTGAGTTTAAAGCAAACGCAGGGTCAATGAATACATCTGATATAGGACTGTATGATGTAAATTCCTCATCAACATGTAAGTACCTGTACTTAAACTGAAATACGTTATCAAGAATATTATTTGTAGCTATATCAGAGTCAACAGATAATTCTGTTGTAGGCTTGTGTGTAGGTTGATACTTTACAGCATCTAAGTACTTAGCCTTCTCTATAGTATCTCCAAAGCTAACCAAAGGAGAGTAAGCTTCTTCAGGGTTAACATGAAGTATCACCCCTGGTAAAGCAGTAAATGTACCTGCCCAAGGACACTCAGTTATTAATCCCCCTACGTTTATATTAGATTGATTTTGAAGAGGGTTAGCAAATGGAGCACTTGATGTTGTTGCTTGATTGTACGGAGTAGTTAAAGTAATTGTAGAACCACTTACAGATGCTACCTCGTAGTAATAAGGGAAATCTGTTGATACACCAGATTCCATACTTTCAATCCCTATAAAATGCCCTGCAGACAAGTCTCCAAAGTCATCAGTAGGGTTACCATCAGCTCCATAGGCTACAACAGCAGCATCACCTAGAGTAACCTTTAGTGTTACACCATCCTTTAGTTTAGGTATAACACCCGTAACCTTAGTATACCCATTATTTCCTTCTGTACCAGCTAAGTAAGTACTTTGATTAATCTGAGTGTAGATATGGTCACCAATCTCAAACCCATGGTTATCAGATACCCCTATAAATACACTACTTTGATTATTATTGTAATATACATCTTCAAACGTAGTGGCGTTTTTAATATTTACCTCGTTAGCTTTAGCTAGTTCTACGTTTATTTTTCTAGGTCTGTTAAAGTTGTCTGTCCAGTAAAGAATGTCATCAACCTTATTAATTCCTGTTATTAAATGTCTTTGACTAAAGTTTAGTATATTGTTAGAAGTACCTGTAGAGGATGGTCTACCATCTTGGTACACTGTTACAATTTTATCTTTTAGTAAGTCATACTCTAGAATACAGTCTTGTTTTCTACCATCTATATCCTTACTACAAATAAAGTAGTATACACGACTTTTAGGTTTATCCTCATAAGATCCAACACACTTCCAGTTAAACATAGATGAGTCTATAGATGTAGTAGTAGTTGTTCCAGTAGAAAAACTCTTAATCATTTTTCTAGTCGACCCCTCGTGAGTTCTTGCAGCACCCGACTCTTCAGGAGTTTCCTCTATAGTAGCATCTCCAGGAATATACTCAACAAAACAGTCTAGTCTAAGACTTCTAAGAGCTCTATTATCTGCATCTGGGTAAAAACTACCTGAGGCTAAATCATTTGAGTCCAAAATTGCATTTTCAACCTCAGGGAAGTTAGCTAAAGTATATACTGCATTAGGATCGTTATTAGGACCTACAATAACATTTTTTTCAAGGGAACCATTTATATAGAACCCAGTAGTAGGTCCAGACAGAACCTCTATCTGAACCTGAGTACCATGAGTTATTGGTGTCTTTGTAATTGATTCACTAATAAAAGTCTGATTCTCTAACCAAGCAGATACGTTCCCTGAATCCAATACAGCCCCAGCCTCACCGACATCACTACTTGAGTCATTAGGAGAGGTGTTATTATGTATTAACTTGTCACCAGTAAGGTAAGTTATTTTATAAGATTCAAACTCATCAGCACTAACATTATACTTATAAATTAGGATAGCATTTTGATCTGGATATTTTACAAAAGTAAAATCAGGACTTAAGATTGTATTACTTGTAGTATCATTTCCAACAAGTGAATTGTATGATGCAGAAAAACCATAGTTATTATTATAAAACAGACCAGAGCCAGCAGAGTTAGCTATAATACTTACAAGACCTGGTTGGTTACTAGAAGATATAATATCATTTGAATTAATTGATACAGTCTCAGAAAAGTCATTACTAATCCTTGATATAGCTAAATTACTTATACCTAATCCATAGTCGTAATTGTTCTTATAAGAGTTTCTAAAAGTATTACTTTTAAATTCGTTATCAAGATCTGGAATATTACCTACATAAGTGAAAATATATTTATCGTTAGCTGATGAAGAGTCAAAATCAAAGGTAGTAGTTACCTCTGCTAGTACATTATTTAAAGTTTCTTCAAGGGTAGAGATTTGATTGTTTAATTGATCTGTAACATTATTAAAGGCAGTCACAAAATTATTTATTTGATCTTGAGTGATATTAGATATACTTGATAAATTGCTTAAAGTGTTACCTGATATGTCTTGATAAATAGATACACCAGTTAATAAAGTTTCTATATAACCCGAAAGAAGAGTTACATCTGCAGCTAAGGCTTGATTAGTTGCGAGTTGTGTATTAAAGTTACCCGTTATATTTTCAATTTGTATTTGATAAGCTCCATTAAAAAATTCTAAATTTTCATTCTCAGCTACTAAAGCATCATAATCCTCTTGGCTTACTACACCTCCACTTGAATTTATTATCTGTATCACTTCTTCTGAGCTATCTAGTTGATCTTCAAGACTTTCAATGTTAGACTGTAGAGTAGAGATTAATTCATTGTTTTCATCTATAGTATTCTGAAAGTTTTCATTCTCAGCTTGTGCAGCAGCTAGTGCAGCATTCGCAACATCTAAATCAGCTTGTGCAGCAGCTAAAGCAACAGCATCAGATGTAGATGTAGCATCAAAAGTAGCTTGTGCATCAGCTAAGGCTTCCTCAGCAGCAGTAACACTAGCAGTTAACTCATCATTTAAAGTTTGAGCCTCAAGTAATGATTGTTGAGCAGTGTTTAAAGCATTCTGTACTGCTGCATGATAAGCAGTTACAGCAGCATTAATATTACTACTAGATGTAGATGAGTAAACAGGTAAAGTAAATGCATCTACCTGACTTATAAGGCTTTGAATATTATCATTTAAGATAAATATATTTTGAGATATAGTTAATTCAGTATCATAATTAACTTCTATGCTATTAGATAGGGCTGTTGTATTAGATATTATATCATTTATCTCTGTTGTTATCTCTGAGATACTATCCTGCAAATCAGAATCTGTAACAGTTATCCCTTCTAAAATCCCTACCGAACTAGATGAGGTTCCTAATAAGCTATCAAGGGTTGATAAGATATTGTTGTACGCATTAGCCCAGTTTATATTAGACTGTGTAAGAGCTTGATTTACACTATTTAATTGACTTTCTGCAGCATTAGTAGCAGCGTTTGCATCATCTAATTGATCTTGTAGATCTGCAAGATCTTCAGAGCCAGCAGCTTCTGCTTCTGATACAGCAGTCTCTAAATTTTGTATTTGTAAGTTAAGATTATCTATTTGATTATTTAATGAAACAATCTCTTGAGTATTTGTATCAACCTCAGCTAAAGCAGTTTGTAACTCATTAAATGTATCTGAATAGATAGATTCTAAAGCATCATAACTTTGTTGCAAGTTATTTAATTCAGCATTCAAAGCAGCTAAGTCAGCAGCAGCCTGAGTAGAGTTAGCAGCTAATTGATCGTTTAAGTTAGAAAGTTCGATTGCATGCTCAAGAGTTAAGTTTGATATATCAGCTTGTAAGCTTGTTATATTAGCCTGTAGAGAAGCTATAAGCTGCTCAAGAGCTACAATGTCTGCATCATCATTCAATCCAACACCTGTAGAACTGTAAGGTATTAACTTAGCACCTACACTCCCATCAATAAATCTTATCGAAGCTTCAGGAGGCAATCCATCTTCTAAGTTTTTTTTAACTTGTTCCTCACTAGTCCCAAAACAAAGATTAAAATCATACCTACGACTACCTTGTATTAAAACTTGTAATTTACTATTAGGCTCTTCGTACTCTAATATTGTAAGACCTGTAATCTCTACTTTATCTGTATCTGTAGTAAAGGCATTATCAACAATAAAACTAAACTTATTAACGTTCTCCTCTGCTGTAAATGTGCACTCTATAGACTGACCTTGTATTGAAAATGGTTGGCTAATAAGTTTTCCTAACTTAAAAGATATACTATTAGAAGCCACCATGGTAGTTAAAACACCCTGGATTCTGTAACTTTTACCTTTTACTATATTTGCAGGGAAGAAAAACTCATCTTTCGCAGTCACACTTCGTCCAGTTATGGTGTAAACATTACTTTCTAGAGTTGCTTCTGACGGTAAATTTAAAGGTACTAAATCAATGCTAGAAACATAATTTTTTAGCAAATAATAAAAACTAGAATCTGCTACTTCAGTATCTGAGCTTTTAGGTCTAATTGAATTAAGCCTAGTACTTTGATTAAAACCAGTTATAATATTATAACGTGATCTAAGAAGTATTTGTTGACCTAAACTAGTCTCTAATACTGGAGATTCAAAATTTGTAAATTTATCAACTAAAGCTTCAGCAATATTATTTTGAGAAGCGTCAAACTCATACTCATCTCCTGTATCAAATTTACCAGACCCTATCTCTGCAAAAGGAAGTACATTAAAGCTACCATCAGCATTTTCATTATAAGAAAATATAGTAGTACCAGTAACATCCTCTGGAGTTGTAGGCTCAACACCTTCAAACTCTAATAGTATTTGAGTAACCCCGTCAGAAGAAGAAGAAGGGAAGTCACCAATAGGAGACCCATCCTCACTAGTCAAATCATTAACAGCATCAGTAACACCAAAGTCATAAGCAGAACTTAAAATCATAGTTCCAGCATTCTGAATAAAAAGATGTCCATCAGGATGAAGCGAGCTTATAGTTGAAGACCAAGTTTGATTAGTTTCAGCACTATAAGAGCTAAAAAAGTTTAACTCAAAGTCTATTCCTGGATTATCAGCAATAATCTCTATCTCTAGAATCAAACCTCCAGTACTCATCGAATCCCCACTATTAAAGTTTAAAGTTTCTTGGTTTACGTGAGCAGTACTTAAATCTCCTGTGTTTTTATTTACAATAGTTATATTCTCACTAAGAGAACCACCAGGACCAAACCTACTATATAAATACTCTGTAGTATTAGTTCCTGCTGAGTTACCATACCAGTCAAGTGTAATTCCTTCATCAGATAAAGTACCATTGCTATCAATGTGATTTACTATAGTAAAATTGTACTTAAATCCATTTAACTCCCTCCCAGTAAGAATAATTTTTTGAGAGTATAGTGTTGAGGATGGCTCTACGTCAGTTATGAATCCACTTTCATCATGCGTAGTTATTTCGTTTATTTCTGATCCAGGAAAGTTATGTATAACCTCTTCAGTTCCCTCAATGTTCTCTACAGAACCTGAAGTGCCATCAGATGACGCAACGTTTCTAATATTCTCTGCGTGTCTATAATCACCATTTTTTATCAGGCGAGGTTCAGAATCTTTATCCATCCCACCTGTAAATATTCTCTTATCTTGTGCCATTGTATGTTAAAGCTTTGGTGATTGTTTGAATGCTTTTCTAGAGGTCTGCATAGCAGTCTCTTTGCTAAAATTCATCATTCTAGCTCTTGCTAGTCTCTTCTCGTTGTAGTAGGCTCTCTTAGCCATCTGCTTCTCATTTGCAGGAATACCACGCTTTCTTTGTATATACTTATAGTAGATGTAGCAACGTAACGCCTCTTCACAAAACTTATGAACCCTTGGAACGCTTCCTGCTACCCCTAGTTGTACTAATTCCATGTCAGAAACTAAAACCCGATAAGCGAGGCTAGTCGAATTATTAGTTAAAAAAATAAAATTTGTGACAGATAAAGGAATAACAGTTGAATTATTATAAGTTAAGATAACTTCATTCCCACTCTGTGAAGCTGTAAGGTTAGTACTATAAGGATTAACTCTATAAGTTGGATAACCCTCATTTATTAATGTAGAAAATCTCTCTGCTATAGTTGTAGCATCGTCACCCTCCTCAAAAAATACTGAAGTAGGAGAGGTGGTTGTTTGAGTGGTTGCAAAAGTAAATTGCTCATGCCCACTTGAATCATTAACTTTAGGTATTCTTAATACACCCGCATTTACTATTGGAAGATCTGAGCCAGAATCTGAACCATTAAACTTAAGTCTAATAACGTGATCTCTAGGCATTTCATGAGAAACACCATCAGATATATACTCTAAAAATACAGTCTTACCAGCAACATCTGAAGAGAAGTTTATAGTGTTGTCATTTCTATTTAACCTATAATACCCTAAAGAGTTTTTCCCTCCACCTACACCAAACTTCTTTCCTAAATCAACATGGTAGTAAGGGTTATTTTCATCGTAAGTATCATCATTAACCTGAGATGCTACAGATGCATCTAAAGATAAGTCTGGGTTACTACCTAAAGGAACAAAATCTCCCTCATCATTTTTATACCCAACCCTTAATAGTTTAACGTAATCAGAAGGTAGAGTACACTGAAGAGTCGTAGAGTCAACTGCAAATGTAGTAGTCTTTACCTCTTGCTCTGCATCAAACTTAAGTTCTCTTAAGCCTTGTAGTGCTAATAACTTTAATTGGTAAACCTTAGCCTCTTTATCGTAAGAGGTGTCATCTATCATTAACTGAAAGTCGTTAATTACCTCGTCTATATCTGTATAATCTACTGCCATAATTAATTATCTTGTATTGCTTCCTTATTCTGTGCATACTGCACTACCTCTGCCTCTCTAATACTAACACCTAAGTACTCTAGTATTTTAGTT